CGCACGCTTCGGAAAATCTTTCCGCACGCTTCGGACTGTCGTGCCTGGCTTGGCAGGCGGAACGTGGCGTTCACCTCTCTCTGCGCCACGGAGCGTGGCGAGTCGTTCACTAACGGCGAGGTGCTGAAGGCCTTCGCGGGCCTTTTGGCGGTGTTGGCAACTATCGGTGTGGCCGGCTGGCTGGAAGGAGGTGCGGTATGATGACCCATGAGGAATATGTCAGCCAGATACGTGCCATCGAGCAGCGGATGCGCGAGTCGAAGATTGAGGAAGCCGAGTCCAAGAACCGTGTCACGGAGGCCTGCAACCTGGAGCACCGCCGTCTGAAGATGGAGATGCACAACGGCATACAGGCTGCCAACATGCGCTGCCGGGAGCAGATAGCGGAAGTACATGACCGCTTTGTGGAAGAGCGCAACCGCCTGTGGTTGCGCGGTGAGGAACTGAGGCACCAATGGAACGAGGAGCATGGAATTACCCCCCCCCTCAGTAGCCGGGCAGCACTCAGGAGAGCAGCATGAAGAAGCATGATAGCATTCCTGAAGACCACATTGTATGAGATCACAAGTGCAGCCGGAACAGGCAAGGATATTAATCACAAATTCAAAAAAAACAGAAAACAATGAATAATACATTTTCAGACGTGCAGCTTGAAGCTGTCAGCGCATTTTTCAGCAAGGAGTCAATCAACAAGAAGGCCGTGTGCCTGCAGAACGCCGAGGACGGTCTGGAGCGCGCAGCTTATGAAGACGATGATATTAACCTCTTCCGCTCTGCCCATGAAGTGAGGGAGGTCAGGAGAGAAATTGAAGAAATCGAAAAACTATTAGGCTATGAACCAGACAGAGACCAATAACAGCGGCAATGGCAAGAGGGCCGCTTTCGTGGAGAAACTTCTGGAGAGCTACTTCCACTTCAGGGACAACCTTCCACGTGAAGGCTATATCCAGGAGTACAAGACGACGGTCCAGATACAGGATGATCTCAGCCAGATGTGCGACGTGACTGCAGATGAGATTATCGACTACATGGTGGAACGCGAGTATTCCACGACGACCGAGCCGGACGGCACCGTAGCATGGGCCATCTGGCGGAAGATATGACACACAAGCCCCGACCTGACATCAGGTCGGGGCTTGTTGTTTTCTGTAGTTTTATTTCTTGCGTTGCCGGAGTACCTTTGTCTCAGTAATGCAAGAAATATGAGAAGTAAGGAATTTTCATGCTCAATACCGGATGTCACTTTTTCGTCCTCCGGCAAAGCCAGGGTGGTGATGAGTATAGACGGCACGACGGTATATGATGAGTGGCTCTATCCCGTCGGCGGGACGGTGACGCTCACGGACCTGTCGGACCTTGTCACTCCATACGCACGTGAGTACCAGACCGTGACGCTGTCAATCACTGCGACGAGCGAGGGTGGAGCGTCGCTGCTCTCTCAGAGTGCGCAGATCATCTATTGCCAGGCAGACTTCTGCGATGAGCCTGCGGAGACATTCCTGCAGCAGCACTTCCTGTCGATACTCATGGGTCCGAAGCTCACGGCCATGGGCCGTCTGGAGTATCTTCACATGCAGGGTAGCGGCAGCGCGTCGTGCACGGCGACGTATGATGACGGCAGCACACAGACATTCCCGGTGTCGGCCATCCAGTCAGGCAATAACTACGTGACGTTCGATGTGTCTCCTGACAACTTCGCGTCTGGCGGCAAGACGCTCATCAGCTACCGGGTGACTTCAGGAGCCCGTACGCAGGACTATGAGATAGACCTGTCACAGCCGGACTGCGCTCCGATACTGATATTCGTCAACTCCTTCGGCCTTGACGAGCTGGCATATTGCACCGGCATACACAAGGTGGACCCGACATATAAGCGCAGCACCGTGTATGTCAACAGGCTGCAGAGGAACTACAAGATTGACGAGACACGCGCCTTCAAGGCTGACAGCGGACCGCTGAACACGGCTATGGCCAACTGGTGGGATGACATATTCAGGTCTGACTCGGTGAGAGTCGTGAACATCTATAACGGCGTTCCTGCAGTGGGCAAGGACCTGCTGATAACAGACTCCAAGTCTGAGCAGAGCAATGATGACGCCGAGGTGCCACGCTTCACGTTCACCTACCAGTATGCCCAGCGTAACCACAACGTGGTGCAGCTGCAGAGAGCCGGAAGGATTTTCGACAACACCTTTGACAACACCTTCAACTGATGAGAAAGAAAGCAATACATATCAACGAGGCCATGCAGATTATGGATATCGCCAAGGAGCGGAAGCAGACCGTGAACCTCAGGGCATGGGAGATGCAGACGGGCGATGTCATAGAATACCGTGGCTGGATGGTGTCAAGCAGCAACTGGAAGGGCGGCTGGCACCGGATTGTCAATCCAAAGAACAATCAGATCAGGACCGTTCCGGATATCCTTATCTTCGAGATTAACGGCCTGTCTGTATATCTATAATTCACTTATAAAAGGAAAAATGGAAAAAGATAGTCTAATGCAGGTTGGCTCCAAGGGCGACTATGATGTCTATGAGATGATGCCCTCGTCCATCGTGGATGCCATGGAAGGTATGCAAAGCGAGTTCATCACCCGTTACGGCAAAGAGTCTGAGACAGGCCTGAACGAGTCATACGAAGAGGTGACGCAATCCATCACCATCAAGGAGAGAAGATACGAGTACGTGGAATGGGGTATGGACAATCTCTATCCTTATCACATAAAGACGCTGATAGGAAAGAACATGGTCACAAGCCAATGCCAGCAGTTCAACAGCCTGGTGTCCTACGGCCAAGGGCTGCAATTCTTCGACCGTGATACCGGGGAGCGCACCACGGATCCGGACATCAGGCGCTTCTGCCTGAGCAACGCCCTGCACCGGCAGTTCCTGGCACAGATAACAGACATGAAGTATTACTTCTTCTCCGTGCTGCGCATCACCCTCAGCCGCGACGGCACAAAGATCGTACAGGTAAGACGTCAGGAGGCGTGCCACTGCCGCTTCTCACCGCGCAAGAATGGTGTCTCAAAATATGTCATCATCGCAGACTGGCGCGATTCTCCCGTCAAGTCAGCCGTCGTTCTGCCTCTCCTGGATGAGATAGACCCATACGGCGACCTGATGGTGAGGCTCGGCAAGGAGCCCAATCCGAAAACCGGCAAGAAAGAGAAGGAAACGAGTGACCGCAGCTTCGCTATCAAGTGCACCATCCCTACCGTAGATGACAGGATATATCCGGAGCCATACTACTGTAGCATGTTCCACGACGCATGGTACGACATCTACCGTCTCATCGGCGTTGGCAAGAGGTATCTCATCAAGAATACCGCAGCTCCGCGACTGCAGGTGGAGATACATAAGAATTACTGGAACAACGTGTGCAACGAAGAGGGCATCACTGACCCAATCAAACGCAAGGAACGCATCAGGGAGGAACGTGAGAAGATCACGAGCTTCTGTACTAAGCCAGAGAATGCCGGCAAGGCATGGATAACGAGCTTCGACACGGTTCTTGAAGGCAAGGAGATACGCATGGTGCGCGTCTATACACTCGGTGAGGACAAGAAGACAGGCGGCAGCTGGAGCGACGACATGGTAGAGGCATCTAACTCCCTGTGCTTCGCCATGGGCGTGCACCCGAACATGGTCGGTGCTACGCCGGGCAAGTCGCAGATGAACAACTCCGGCTCCGACAAGCGCGAGCTGTTCAACCTGAAGCAGGCCATTGAGAAACCCTGGCACGATGTGATGTCTGTGCCTTACCATGTCATAATGCACTTCATGGGCTGGGATGAGAAGTATGAGATACAAATCCCGATGATCGAGATGACAACACTTGACAAAAACGAAGAGATGGAGGTTAAGACGGAATGAATATCACCATAACAAAAGAAGACTTTTACCGTACCGTCCCTGCCGCGAAGGAGCCAAAGGGAAGGATCTTTGAACTACTGGAGAACGATTTCACGGAGATGGCGGAACAGATAAGCCGGGAGCTGCTTGGTGAGGCGGGTTCTGCTGCCTGCGAGGCGACATCAGAGACATACAGCCCTACCCTGCTATACTTTGTGCAGCAGCTGGTGGTGCTGCAGGTGTTCCTTGAGAAGATGCGCAGCCTGGACCTTGTGCTGACCTCTACCGGCTTCGGTGTCGTAAGCACCCAGGACACGGCACCGGCATCAAAGATGCGCGTCGATGCCCTGGAGGGAGAGCTGCGCAAAAAGGTTCGCAGGACACAGAGCTGTGTGCTTGGGCGGCTCTTCACCGTGGAGGGGTGGAGCGAGTCCATACAACGGCAAGAGGCCGTGAGGACGCTCTTCTGGGACTTCAACATGCTGCGACGCTATGCCGGGATATCAGACCCGAAGCCGGAGGACTGGGACAACAACGTGCCGGAGATGCTGGCTGCAGACGCTATCCTGAAGAAGCATATAGGAGAGAAGTATATGGCCGCACTTACGGATGAAGTGACATCCGGCAAGGTCAGCGACAAGAACTACTCCATAGTGATATGCTGCCAGATGTTCATCGGCGCACATATAGCCAAGAATACCAGGCTGAAGGAAGAGGTGTACCGACAGATGATTAACAAGATGGAAACAGCCATAGAGGATTATCCCCTCTACGCAGAAAGCGATGCCTACCGTCTCAACCACTTCAAACCCTACGAGAACAAAGAAGATGACACAGCCTTCCATTTTGTCGGATAAGACGATAAACCTCAAGTGTCCGCGCTCATGGAGGGAACTGACGCAAGAGCAGCTGCGCTATGTGCTGCATGTCATCAGCAGCGACGTCTATTCTCCTGACGAATGCAAGACAATAATCCTGCTGCACCTGGCAGGCGTGAAGGTGAGGCGGAAGGTGGACGGAAAGTTTATCTGCGTCCTTGTCAAAGACAGAAAGTTCGGCAACAGTACCGAGTGTGTCTTCTGGCTGGAGACATGGCAAGTGCAAGATATGATACGGCAGCTGGAGTACATCGACAGCTACGATGACATGGACGTGCGGTTGGAGAGCGTCCAGGGATTCAAGGCTGTCGATGCCATGCTGCACGGCGTGAGGTTCCATGACTACCTCCAGATGGAAAAGAACTATCAGGGATACCTCGCTACCAAGGAGGATCGCTACGCCTTGGGCTTGGCGAAGCTGCTGTATCCGGGTGGTGTCACTTCCATAGACAGCGCGGAGAGAGCCAACTGCCTGATGTGGTTCAACCACGTAAAGACGGAGTTCTCGCGCAGGTATTTCCGTCATTTCTTCCGTCCTGCCCCGGTGACAAAGGACAGGACGGTGGACTGGGTGCATCAGATGAACGCAATGATACGCGCTCTGACCGACGGCGATATCACCAAGGAGCAGGCGATATACGACAAGGACTGCTGGCGTGCGCTGACAGAACTTGACGCGAAGGCGCTTGATGCCGAGGAACTGAGAAAGAGTATGAACAAATAATTCCGGTATGGAAAAGGAACAATTCAATGCTTTAGAGTATTTCAAGGAGCTTGGCAAGAAGAACAAACTTGCCAGGCGCAATCAGTTTGCTGTGGATTACTGCAGCGGAATGGGTGCCCTGGTACCTATGATGCAGAATTACCGCGATGCTGAGAACTTCATCTTCATAGACGATACTACCAGCGGCAATACATTCTCCAACAAAGTCGGTTGGTTTGACAGGAATGTGTATTGCGTCTATATCCTTGCCGGATATGACTACAACGATGCCGAGAGCTATAACGAGGCCCTGAAACTCTGCCGCAGGATATTCAGGCAGTTCCTCTCCCGTGTCATCAAGGACAGGGAGAGCTACAAGTACGGCGACAAACTGATGTACCTCAATACCGGCAACGTGTATTCGCAGGAGTTCGGGCGCTACTCCTTCAACGGCGTGACCGGCCTGTTCTTCCAGCTTCAGAACGATGAGCCTACTGACTTAATATATGCCGATGATGATTGGGAAGAGTAACATCACAGAGGAAGAGCGCCTGAAGTGGGAGGGACAGTGGACCACGAACATGGTGACCTACTGGAGGGAGCGCATGGACAAGCTGCGCGTCAGCGACAGCGGCAGCTTACGTGCCAGTGTCAAGGGGGTGATGCATCCCGGACCGGTCACGACGATAGAACATTCCTTCCTACAATACGGCATATATGTCAGCGACGGCGTGGGACGCGAGTTCAGCAACGGATACACGGACTCCCTGGGCCGTCACTTCGGCAGCAGTCGCGGCGGCGAGGGCACATGGAATGCCGGGCAGCTGCCGTTCCTGCTGCCTGGAGGAGAAGAGTACCGCGAAGAGCACGGCCTT